CAGTTATCTATCGTATCTCACGTGCCCCAGAACGCCGTATTTTCTATATTGACGTTGGTAACTTACCAAAATTAAAAGCAGAACAATATCTGCGTGACATTATGGTCAAGTATAAAAACAAACTTGTCTATGATGCAAACACTGGTGAAGTCCGTGATGACCGTAAATTCTTGTCCATGATGGAAGACTTCTGGTTGCCACGTAGAGAAGGTGGCAAAGGTACAGAGATTACTACACTACCAGGTGGCCAGAACCTAGGTGAATTGGAAGATGTTAAATACTTCCAAAAGAAATTATATGGTGCATTAAGTGTACCAGTCTCACGTTTAGAACCTAATCAGGCATTCTCATTGGGTAGAACTACAGAAATTACCCGTGACGAATTAAAATTTGCTAAATTTGTAGACAGATTACGTAACAAGTTCTCTGACATTTTTAATCAAGCATTACGTGTACAGTGTGTACTTAAAGGTATCTGTACCGCAGAAGAATTTGATTCTTTCAAAGAAAACATTCATTATAACTTTATCCAAGATAACAACTTCTCTGAATTAAAAGAAGCTGAACTGATGACAAATCGTTTGACATTATTGGCATCAATTGATCCATATACTGGTCGTTATTTCTCACAAGAATGGATTCAACAGAATGTGTTGCGTTTGACAGATGATGAGATTGCTGAAATGAACGCACAGATTGATAAAGAAAAAGAACAAGGATTAGGATTGCCAGTTGGTGTCACTAACGATATTGCTTCTCAACAAATGGGAGCATCAATACAGACAGATGCACAAGCACAGCAACAACAGAATCAATTGAAAATTGACCAAGCAAATGCCGAACCTAAAAAAGAAGAAGTATTTGCCAAATTGAAACGTATATTATAAATAGTTTATTAGGAGAAAATTATGGATAAAGCAAGAGCAATTATAGATTATGCGGCACAAGACAATGCTACGGCAATGCGAGATGCTATGTACGCTTCTCTACAAGATAGAGTGATGGCTCATATTGAAGCAAAAAAACAAGAAGTTGCAATGAGTCTTATTTCACCGCAGCAAGAAGTTGAGGATGAAGTTGAAGATGAAACTGAAACTCAATAATCAAGGATAAAAAATGGCAAATTCATATGATTCACAAATATTAAAGGACACTACAGAACATGCTGTTATTAAATTAACTGCAAAATTTGATGGTACTGGCCAAGAATCTAATACAGTTCGTATTCAAGCAAATACATTGTATGGTGCTTTAGCAACAAACGGGTATTTGGTTGCAAACAGCCAAGGAGGTGCGGCAAACACACCATTAAATTATTATGGTCTTGGTGTATATCGTGTGTGGTATGATTGTTCATCAAATGGTGATGTTGAATTATATTGGAGTGCCACAACACCTAGAACTATTTTTTCATTAAATTCAAACGGTGAATATGACGGTGCAGGTAACTGGATTACAATCTCAAACAATACTGCTGGTACTGCCAGAAGTAATGGCGACATTGGTATTACAACCCGTGGTATGGTTGCAAATGACTCATATACAATTATTATGGAATTACGTAAAGACAATGCACATTATCAACGTGGCCAGTTTAATGATCCTGCTGCATTTAACTATGGCGCATACGCCATGAAACCATAAGGTAACATAATGAAACTCATTAAAGAAATTACCGAATCAGTTAGTTATTTAACTGAAGAAAAAGATGGCAAAAAGACCCTTTTTATTGAGGGTCCTTTTCTTGTTGCCGAAGCTGTTAACAAAAACAAACGCATGTACAAAGAAGAAACAATGCGTAATGAAGTTAAACGTTACAGTGAAGAATACATTAATAAAAACCGTGCCTTTGGTGAACTGGGACATCCAGACACCCCATCTATTAATCTTGACCGTGTATCGCATTTAATTGTAGGTTTACGTCAAGAGGGAAATGCTTGGATAGGCAAAGCAAAAATTCTTGAAACACCAATGGGTAATATTGCAAGAAGCCTTATTGAGGGTGGCGCACAGTTAGGTGTATCATCAAGAGGTATGGGTTCTCTAAAAATGGAAAACGGTATTAACGTTGTTCAAGGAGACTTCCATCTAGCCACAGCGGCAGATATTGTAGCAGACCCTTCCGCACCTGGTGCTTTTGTACAAGGTATTATGGAAGGCAAAGAATGGGTGATGGTCAATGGCGTATGGACTGAATATCAATACGAAGAAGCTAAGCAAGAAATCAAGCAAGCATCACGTAAAGAAATTGAACAAGTAAGTCTACGTATTTGGGAATCATTCGTCAAAAAACTTTAATTATAAATATCCAATATAAAATCAAGGAGATTTTCAAAATGGCAAAATTTAATCTGTCAGACGCCGCTAAAGCAATTCTAACTGAAGGTGCAAAAGAGAATTTAGATTCTTCTGTTTCTTCTAAAAGAGGTGGCCAAGATAAACCACAAAGACTAAACCCAGCAGTTGCTTATGGCACAAAAAATGTTGGACAAATTGGCACAGCACCTAACGATGTTAATGACGATGCACCTGATTATACAAAAGGTGTACCATCTGCAACACCACCAGGAGCTAAACCTCCAGTAAGTCAACAACCAATGTCAAAATTGGCAGTACAACCAGGTCAAGAATCTGCTGGTGATTCACAAGGTGCATCTGCCGATATGGGTGGCCATCAAGGAGATGAAACATCTTACGAAAATATTCGTGACCGCATTAAAGCTAAGTTGGCAAAACAAACAATGCAACCAAATCCAGGCGCAGTTGCACCTTATGTTCCAGAAGAAGTAGAAGAAGATGGTGAAGTTGTTGCTGAAGAAAAAGACGAAGGTCATGAAGATGCTAAGCAAGACAAAGCAATGATTAAAAAAATGATGAAGAAAGAAACAATGAAAGAAAAAATGAAAGAAGATATGAACGCTCTATTGGGTGACGAAAATCTTTCAGAAGAATTTGTTTCTAAAGCAACTACAATTTTTGAAGCTGCTGTTATTGCTCGTACAGAATCAATTTTGGAAGATATCCAAAAAGAACTATACGAACAATTTGAAGAAGCTGTTGAAGAAGTTAAAGAAGATTTGGCTACCAAAGTTGATGACTACATGAACTATATGGCTGAAGAATGGATGAAAGAAAACACATTGGCAGTTGAAAAAGGTCTACGTGCCGAAATTGTGGAAGACTTTATCACTGGCCTAAAAGGTTTGTTTGAGGACCATTACATTGACATTCCAGAAGAAAAAGTTAACGTTGTTGAAGAATTAACAACCCGTGTGGAAGAACTTGAAGATTCTTTGAATGAACAAATTAATGCTGCTATTCAACTTAAAAAAGAATTAAACGAAAAAATTAAAACAGAGGCTATACATGCAGTATGTGAAGGCCTGACGCAGACCCAAGTGGAGAAAATGAAACAACTCGCAGAGAGTGTTGAATTTACTTCAGAAGAAGAATTTGCAGATAAAGTGGTTACAATAAGAGAATCTTATTTTGAAAACCAAGTTAAATCAGCTAATAGTTCTGCTCTAAATGAAGAAATTACAGTTGAAGAAGAAGATAAGAAATTTGTTTCTTCTGATCCTGCAATTGCTCAATACGCACAATCAATCTCTAAATCCTTGGTTAAATAAATAAAATTTACCAATAAAAGATACTTACAAGGAGAAAACTCATGTATCTAACAGAAGAATTACAGAAAAAATGGCAACCAGTTTTGGAACATCCAGAACTAGAATCCATCAAAGACCCATACAAGAAAGCTGTTACAGCACTTGTTTTGGAAAACCAACAACAAGCTATGCAACAAGATGCACAAGCTTTGAATGAAACAACATATTCAACAGCACCTACAAACATTGCTGGTGGCGTTTCTAACTACGACCCAATCTTGATTAGTTTGGTTCGCCGTGCTCTACCAAACTTGATTGCTTATGATGTTTGCGGCGTTCAGCCAATGACAGGTCCAACAGGTTTGATTTTTGCAATGCGTGCTCGTTACAGCAACCAATCTGGTTCAACAGC